AACAGGGGCTCTGGAGAGGATCATGAAAATCACCACGAACATGAATCTGGAACAACTGGCTGAACGCATGAGCCGTGATGTCGAGGTTTCAGCAGATGTCGCTGCTGCAATGCGTGATCTGCTCATCGAGCACGGCTACGATGGCCAGGATACGTCAGACATTCCAGAGAGCGAATGGCTGGCAATGATCGACATCGCGGTTGCAAATGCCTAACCACCCAAACCGAAGCCGCCGGTCCCGCTCACCGGCGGCAAACCCACACTCGTCTGAAATCAGCGCCGCGCGTGTGAGGCTTGGCCTCACGCAGCAGGAGGCTGCAGACCTGCTGCACATCACGACGCGAGCATGGCAGCGCTACGAGTATGGCGAGCGCCGGATGCACCCGGCGCTGTGGGAGTTGTTCCTGCTCAAAACGGGGAATCTGGCCGCAGCCGGCCAGCCATACGTGCGGGGGGAATGAGCGCCGCTCAATTATATGAGCGGCGCTAGTCCAGTAGTCTCGCCACGTCCTCCGCGCTCTCGCGGTAGTACGTGGCGAGCAGGATACGTAAATCACGGTGTCCGCTGATCTTCGCCAGGCGAAGCGCATCGAGCCGCGTTGATAGCCTGGTGAGCGCCTCCGCCCGGGTATCGTGGAAATGCAACCCCTCCACCAGCGCGCGGGATTTGGCCTTGCGAAACAGCGCATCGAGCGACGCCTTGTTGAGCGCAAACACGCGCTCGCCGATGCGGGGCAGCTGCTCGACGATGGCGACAGCTCGAGAGGATAGCGGCACCTGCCTGGCCGTTTTCGTTTTCCGCGCCCCGATCTCCTCGGCGCGCACCGTGAGCACGCGGCGATCCAGATCCACGTCATCCCAGCGCAGGGCGCACAGCTCGCCAGCACGCAACGCCGTTTCGATGGCAAATAGAAACGCCGCCCCCACCCTGCCCTGCGCCGTCTGGTAGTCGTCACCGCACGCGTGGAGGATGCGCTCGATCTCGTCGTCGGAAATGCGGCGGGTGCGAGGCGGTGGCGGATCGGGCTTTTTCACCCCACGCACCGGGTGCGTGGTGAGCCATCGCCATTCGTTGAGCGCAGTTGTGCAGACGCTCGACAGCAGATTGAGCTCGCGGATTACGGTGGCAGGGGAAACGCCGCTTGCCAGACGCCGATCGCGCCAGGCGGCGAAATGCTCTGGGCCAATTTTGGCCAGAGGGACCAATGTGATCGGATCTGGTTCGCCATCTCCGCTCTCGCCCAACAGCGACGCGATCCTGACGCGCTCGAACCGGCCGCCATCACGCCGCGGTATCTGCTCGTCGCGCCAGCGTCGCAGCAGGTCGCCGAATGTGGCGCCTGGGGGCGTTTGTCCTTTCTGCCCCGCGATGATCTCGGCCTCGCGCCGAACTGCCCATGCGGAGGCCTCCGCTTTGGTGCGGAACGTCTCGGAAACATTGACCCCGCCGCGCCGGATGCGCACGCGCCAGCCGTTGCCGTGCCGTGTGATGGATGCCATACCACCTCTCCCATGCGTCATGGGACACTGCTGTGTCCACTTCTGGGACAGAGGGTAGCATATTGGAGGCGTTATTGGCACTTAGTGGCGATGTATCAATCCGCCAATCCGTTGATTTTGCACGTTGTGGCTATTGCTGTTATTGCTGGATCGTGTATTATGGTGCCGGGAGAGGGCAACGAACACCCGCTCGCGGCGCACCGTTTCTCGCTGTTTTGTCCACTATTGGGACACTGCCGTTCCGCGATTGTGCGCAACGATCGCATCGCGCGCTGCCTGATACTGTACCACACACGCCGTCAGTTGCTCGGCGATCCGGTCGGCGCGTTCAGCCTCCCCGACAAGAAATCCCGCATCCTCTCGGTAAAGGTCTGTGCCGGTACATCCGGCACGATCGCCAGCGGCGGCGGCTCCGGGCACGTCGCTGCCACGATCACGGGCTGGCCGGTTGCGCACGCTGTCGAGAAGAGCGTTGCGCTCAGCAGCAAGGCGCGCAATTTTTTGCTGGTAGGTTTTTTGCTGTTCATCTGCCTGTCTCCTGAGTTGTTCCTCTGCGGCGATCCGCTCCTGCATGGCCTGCTGGGTGGCCTGGGCGATTGCGGCCCGTTCGGCGTCCCATTTCGCCTGTATTTTGGCCTCGCCGTGGTGCAGGCCGCGTTTGTAAGCGCCGAAACATGCGATCACGAGGATCACGGCGGCGATGGCGATACGGTTACCGAGTGGCAGCATTGTCTGGTTCCCCCATGCACAGGCGGTATTCTGCGCGGCGGCGCGCAACCAACCCCGGAAGCTCTTTTCCGCCCGCCTTGGTCCATCTGAGCAGTTCGGCGCACGCCCCGGGGTAGTCCGGTGGATCCTGGCGCAGTTTTTTGACGAGCGTCGATCTACACGCCGCCGTCGTGCCCACGTTGTAGGCCCAGCTGACGTATGCATCCCACTCGTGTTTGTAGAGCGGCACGTCGCCAATGCAGGCTGCGAGCTCTCGCGCGTGCTGGTCGGCGTCACGTGCGAGCATGACCACGGCGCGCTGCGGGGTGACGGTATCGCCCGGTCGCACCGGTGTTCCGTCCGGTTTGCGGGTGCTGCCAAACCCGACCGTCTGCACCCCTACACCGTCGTCATAGGCGCGACTGGAGTATCCCTCGAACTGGGCGATCAACGCCACGGCGGCGGCGGTGGCGCCGATCGAGGCGATCGCCATGCGTTTTTTGCCGGCCATCAGAACAGCCCCAGTTTTCCAGCGGCGAACATGGCCGCGGCACTGGCGGCGGCCCAGACGGCGTTTTTGACCCACTCGGCGGTTTGCGCCTGCATAGGCTCGGAAATCTCGAGCGCGCGCAGCCGTTCGTCGATCCTTTTTTGCTCCGCCGCCATGCGCTCGATGGCAGTGGATGTTGCCTGCTGGCGTTCCTCGATCACCGCCAATTTGTTGAGGGCCGTCGCCACCTCGCGCAGCGTGGCTCGTGTCTCGTCCTGGGTTTTCTCCATTCGATCGAGCCGTACCATCACGGCATTGCACCAACCGCTATTGAGGCACTCGTCGGCCATCATTCACCTCCGTGATCCAGCGCGTCGGCCGTGCTGGACCACAGGACGGCGGCGCGGGTTTTCGTCTCCTCGTCGTGGGCGTGTTTGGCGCACCACGCGGCGAATGCGAGCGAGTTGAGGAGCGCCGCCACCATCGCGCGCACAGCGTCTGCGTCATCGATGGTGGTTCGCCCGGTAGCGATGCGGTTGATGAGCTCGATCATAAATATGACGTTTTGCTTTGTGCCACTATTGGAATGATTTTCGCAAAATTCAATACAAATTTCCTGCGGCGTCCCGTCACTGGTCAATGAATCTATGCTCTATAGATCGCTCGCAGTGATCTTGGTCGAGCGCGTCGAGCAGGCGGCATAGAAGACACGCCCAGCGCCGTCCTTTGCGCCGCGCGCGGCCGGCGCGGCTGCTGATGGTTTCGTCTTCGTTTCCGCCAAACGCGGCGTTGGCGAGCTGGTCGTAGGCGATGGCCAGCGTCCAGGCTCGTTTGCCGTTCGGGCTGATGATGGAGGCGGCGAGCATCCACAGGCTGGCCACGACGTGGGCAATTTGGCAGAGCATCCACAGGGCGATGAGGAGCGTCATGCGGCGCAGGTGGAGCGCGATACGTTTCATGGGGATACCTCGATGCTCAGCGTCTGCGGATCATCAGATCCGAGGCGTAGAGTCAGGTCCAGCGTGACGTGACCGGATGACGGCATGGCGGCTGCGACGCGCAGCACGCGCACGCGCGGTTCCCATCTGGTGATGGCCTGCGCGACGTTGAAATATAGATCGGCCAGCCACTGGGCATTGACCGGTCGGTCGATGAGGTCGCGGATGCGGCTACCGTACTCCGGGCGCATGATGCGCTCGCCTGGGTAGGTGGTGAGGATGTCGATGATCGATTGGCGCAGGTGCTCGACTCCGTCAATGGCGCGGCCATTGCTCGCGCCAAGCCCGCGCCAGCGCCTGAGAATGGCGAGATTCGGTGCGCGGCGCGGCAGAATGTCGATGAGGGTGGCGTCGGTCATTCGACCTCCTCGAGGATGCTGTCAGTGAGGTCATTGCTGGCGCGCCCGCCTGCCGACGGCGGGACGCATTCGATGCGTGTTTTGAGGCCGCTGGCATCCAGCGTATGCTCGGCGCGTTCGATGACCCATTGCCCGCCGATCGGCTCAGACAGTCCAGTAACCAGTACATGATGCCCCGCCAGCAATCGCGTGTCGCCTGGCAGTTCCAACGTGAGGCTGCCGCTGGCGCGGCGCAGCTGGCGCAGGCGGGCTGTTGCCAGATCGAGCGCAGATTGCTCGTCGCGGGCATCGTGCCGCAGGTCGAGCGTTGGGCCGTCCGATTCGCCGTCGCTCACCTCGACCGGCACGCGCCGGCCAGTATCGTGGTCGTAGTGCCAAGAACGTACCTTGCCGTAGCGGCTGCGGGCGTTGGTGGTGTAGTCGTAGCGAGTGATCTGGCGCGCATCGATGCGGCGGATGGCTGGCTGCCATTCTGATGCCTCACGAGCCGGTGGCAGATTCCCGGCGTGCGGCCGTAGGATCAGGCGATTTCCATCCAGCCGAGCCACCCAGTCGCGTTCGCGACCAAGACGCGTGAGCAACGCCATGTCGGATTCGGCCTGCTGGTCGATATGGCCGAGCAGGATGCGCTCTGCGTCTGGGTGGATTTGTGCAGTAAATCCGTTGCGCTGGGCAATACGGCGAGCGAGATCAGCGAGCGTTCGATCATCGCCGTCGTCAATCAGTGGAGCTTTCAACGCGCTGGTCATGTCTGCGCCCTTGGCGGTGAAACTGATGGATAGCGGTGGACCTGACAGCCGAACCTCATCGACCACGAAATCCCCTATAACGGGAATCGGCGTGCGTTCTAGATAGCCCATCATCAGCCTAAGGCGATCGCCAATAGCCGGTAGCTGCACGAATTGCCCGCGGTCGTCGAGCTCGACCTCCAGGGTGTCGCTTGACACGCCCTCGGCGTCGGTGACGGTGATGCGCGTGGTGCGGTCGATGAGCGTGCTGGTGAGGTCGCCGCCGCCCGCATCGAACAGATAGAATACCGGCCTCATCAGAAAATCCTTGGCGCTGGCGCGCTGCGCGCGGGCAGCGGCGGCATGATGATCTCGGTGCGCGCTGGCAGCCGGGCCGGATCACGGGCGGCCAGACCGGGGTTGGCGTCGAGCACGCGCTCGACCACACGGCTGCCCAGCGTGCCGTAGTAGCGGTAGCAGATGAGGTCTAGGCGCTCGCCGTCCCGCGTGGTAATGTACGTAATGCTCAAGCGGCGTCCCTCGCATAGGCGGCCAGAGTGAGCCGGAATCGCTGTTCCAGCGGCGCGCCAGATGGGCCTATGGCTGGCTGTTCTTCCTCGATGCCGGTGATGACCCATTCGCCCAGCACATCGCCGTAGCCTGTCACCAGCAGCAGCGGACGCGCGCCACTACCATCGCGCAGCGCGGCGTCGGCCAGCTCGCGCATGGCCCTGATCTGACCGATGCCACCGCGAAATGCTGGCAAGATCACGCCTTCCAGTGTGATCTCGTCATTGCCCTTGCCGGTGAACTGGCGTGCCGGGTCGTTCCAGAGCCGATCCTGAGCCGGCCATCGCCATTCGGTGCGGCGCTGCAGGCTCTGGTATGCGGCGGTGTCGATGGCAAAGCGGAACTGGGCATTGCCGTCGCCAAGGGTTATGAGCACGTCCATCAGGCAAGCCCTCCATCTATCATGGCGGCCCGTCTGGCGAGCGCATCGCGCCGGGCGGATTCGGCTAGCGCCCGCTCGACCTCGCGCCGCACGGCGGCGGCGATGTCGTTTGCAGCCTCTGGGGATGACGGGCCGTTGAGGTTGACGGTGATGTGGATTGGCGCAGGCGCAGCGATTGGCGACGTAGCTTGCTCAGGCTGCGGCATCTGCATGATCGGCTGCGTCATCACAGGCTGCGGCATCTGCATGATCGGCCGAATCGTCGCAGTCTGCGGAACGGCAAATGCGGAATTTGTGCCCAGCATCAGGCCGCCAGCAGCGATCGGCACCGCGAGCCCGGTCGCTACGCTGCGCATGGCGGCCAGCGGCAGCCCTGCAGTGCGCTCGATGCCCTGAGATAGGCCATCCATGAGGTGTCCGCCGATCTCGGCAAACACGCGGCTTGGTGAGTTGATGCCCAGCATGCCGCGTACCGTGTCGGCGATCCCGCTGGCAATGTTCGATATGCCGTTTTTGAGTGCCTGCCAGCGTTCGCGGATGCCGTTGATTAGCCCGTCGATCAGATCGCGCCCAATCTGCATGATCTGGGATGGGATTGCGCTCATCCACTCGACCACGGCCATGGCGCCAGCCTTGATCTCGTCCCAATGCTGAATCACCTGACCGACGGGCGTCATGTTCAAAAACGCCCACTTCAGGGCATCGGCCACGGTCTGGCCGGCGGATTGGAGCCATTGCCACGTGGCGGCCAGAGCCGCCTTGACCGTATCCCAGTTGCGCCAAATGAGATAGGCCGCACCGGCGATGGCAGTGATCGCCAATCCAATGGGGTTCATCAGTAGCGCCCGCCCTAGCCATAGGACGGCGCGCCCGGCGGCAAGCAATGCCGTTTTGAGTGTGCCCCCGATGGCCGCTGCGGCAGCACTGGCGTGGAATGCCAGCGCCCGCAATGGCGCGCCGGAGTTGGCGATTTCAAATGCCACCTTGGCGGCGGTGGTGGCAGCGAAGGCCAGCCGCAGCCTTCCCAACACGGCGATGAGCGTGCCGATGCCCCCCACCACCGCCGACACCCCGGAGAGCGTAACCGAGAGCGCGCCAAACACGGCCGCCGCTGCGCCAAGCGCCACCAGGCCGGTGGCGAGCCGACCGGCAAGCTCCTCGTTCTGGTTCATCCACTGCACCATCGCCGAGAGCCGGTCGATCAGCGCGTCGAGCCACGGCATTGGGGTCGTTTCGAGCTGGATGCGAAATTGTTTCCAGCGCTCGGCCGTGGTGCCCATCATCCGCGTGAAATTTCCCTCGATCACGCCGTTGGCGCTGTCAATCTCGGCGACGAGCTTTTTGTAGTCGTCGGCGTAGAGCAGCATCGGCTTGATGAAATTTTGAACCTGCATGTCGCCGAAGAGCTCGCCGAGCTTGAACTCGTCGCCACCGGTGGCCTTTTGTATGGCCTTGAGCGTGACAAGGAACGGGTCCAAACCCTTCTCGCGCGCGGTCTTGAGCAGGCGCGGCAGGTCGATGCCAAATTTGGCGAAATTCCTCTGTACCTCTGGCGCGGCTAATTTGGCAAGAAAATTCTGCAGATTGTTCGCCGCCTCGCTTGCATCGCCAGCGCCGCGGCGTGCAATCTGTAGCGCTGCCCCCAGGCGTGAGACATTCTCGAGCCCGGTGAGCCGGAGAGAGCCCATTGAAGCGCCCAGCTTGGCAAACTCGCGCGCCATGTCCCTGAGCTCGAACTGGCCGGACTGCCCAGCCACGGTCAGGCGCTCGAAGGCGGCCTGCATCTGTTCCGCCGGCACGCGCAGGTTGCTAGAAAGCGCATAGGCGGTCTGCGCCAGATCGCCCATAGTGGCCTGCGTGGCGGTGGCGACCTTGCCCAGAACGGGGGTGATATCCAGCGCCTTACGCCACTCCAGACCGGCGGCGATGAGCTGCTCGTTGGCGGTGAGCAGGTCGCCTGTGAACTGGTTGGTGGCCCGTGCCGCCTGTTTGAGCCGATCGTACAGCGCCTTGAGGTCATCGTTGGACATGTTGGCCGTGTTGCCAAGCGCGGCGAGCCGGTGTTCCACGTCCAGCGCATTACGGGCGTAGGTTTCGAGCCCAAACCCGGTCGCCAGTTGTCCGGCCGCGGCGGCCTGCGCCGACAGCGTCGCCACGCGGCGCGCGGCGTCAGCTACGCCGCCCAGAGCAATGCTCATTTTTTGCGCGGCGCCGTTCGCATCTTTTATCCGAGCAGCCAGCGCCGCCACCCCGCTTTGCGCCGCGCGCAGCGGTGCGCTAAGCTGGTCTTTGAGCGTTAATATCGCGGCAATCGACAGGGTGGCGGACATGCTCGAATCGATCCTCTCTTATGCCAACGATCACGCGTGGGCGGGCTGGACGCTGGTGGGGCTGATATTCGCGACGCCCATGCTGATCAGCCTGGCGCAGGGTGAGCGTGGAATCTCGCCCATCGGCACGATGTTGGGCTGGTGGGCTCTGCTGCTCATCGTTGCGCTCCTGCTTGCCTAGGCTGTTGCGCCGCGCGCCTTGATCACCCGCTCGGCGCGCCGCACCCAGTCCATGAACTCGTCGATCTCCATCGCGCGGCCCACGTGCGGCGGCCAGTGGTAGGCCAGCGCCAGCAGCTCAAGGCCGTCCATGGGCGCGATCAGTCGTTTCCCAGCATTTCGGCCACCGCTTTGGACGCGGCGGCGAAATCTGCGGCGTCGAGCTCGCGCACCTGATCCGGCGTCCATTCGGCGAGGTTGGCGATCAGCGCGACGGTCTTGGCAGTCTCGCCGGGCACCTTGTCGATGGCTTCCAGGTCTCGCACCTTGGGGCGGCGCAGGCGCAGCACGCCAATGGAGGCGCCGTTGAGGGTCACGGGTTCGCGCAGGGTAATTTCGATCATTGTTCAGGCTCCTTGGATGGGCGTTTGCGGGCCGGTTTGCCCGCATTCGATGCGACGATGGCGTTGTCTTCGGCGTCAGGCGGCTTGGCATCGGACATCCGCACGATGCCGCGGCGCGCCAGCGCCTGGGCGGTGGCGGCGTCGAGCGTGAGCGTCTCTCCCTGTCTGAGTGCGCGCCGTGGCAGCCACCATCCGCCGACCATGACGGTCACGGTCACGGTATCCACGTCACACCCCAAGCGCGGCGCGCATGGCCTGCAGCTGGTCATCGCCATTGATGACCGCGACCATGTTCACGGGGTCGATCTCGTGCAGCGTGCGGCCATCCACGTCCATTTTGTAGTAGTGGGCCATCGCGCTGATCTTCAGGTCGCTGGCCTCGCTCGGTTTCCATGCGTCAGGCTCGAACGACAGCACCGCTCGCAGCGTGATCTCGATTGGGTGCGTGGTGCCGTCGTAATCCACCATGGCCCCGGTGAATCGCATCTGCACCAGGCGGCCAGGCACCACGGAAAACTGTGTGAGCAGGTCTGGGTCGTAACCGGTCAGTGTGAAACTCGCTTCGAGTTTTTCGACGGCGCCCATCGGAATGGACACCTCCGCGCCCATGCCGCCGGCTTTGTACTCGCGCACGACTGGCGTCAGCTTTGGCGGCGTGAACTCGGCTACGCGGCCGAGATAGCCCTTGCCAGCGACGAATGCCGACAGGTTGGAGAGAATGTGCTGAATGGCCATGTCTGCCTCCTATTAGGATGAGAAAATCTCGGCGGCATAATCGACCACCAGATGCGAGCGGAATGTCACGCGCTCGGCCGGAGCCGGCGGGGTGAAGTCAAAATCGAAATAAACCTTGCCAGCGGCGATGTTGGCCGGTGAGTTGAGCTCCTCATCTAGCCAGCAGCGGCCACCCAGAATCGCGCCAACGCTCTTGAGGTGCCGCAGATAGGCGTTGACGGATTCCTGCACGTCGCGCACGTAGGCCTTGCCGATGGCGCGATCAACCGCCCACAGGTGCGCCTGCAGCAGAGACTCGTGGATCATGTCCGCCGTTCTGCGCACCGAGAGGAATGCCCATTTTTGATCGCTCGAGCAGGTGCGGTTACCCCACAGCCGCACGCCCTGCTCGGTGATCAACGTGGCCACGCCGGGCTCGTTGAGCAGGTTGGCCTCTGAATCGACGCGGCCAAGGCCGAAATCGATAGGCCGAGCCGGCCGCTCGATGCCCAACAGCGGATTATTGGAAGGCGACCACCAAAAACCGCGTTCATTGTCCACCTTGGCGATCAGACTGGCGACATGCGGAGAAACTGGAACAACCTCGCCATCGGCCACGGCCCATGGATCGACCAGATAGGCACGGGCGCTGCCAAACTGGTTGCGGTACGCGAGTGCATCAGATGTCGTCGAATTCGGACCATCGAGGATGGAAATAGCGCGCAGCTTTTCGGCCTGGGCAATGAGCGCGTCGGCCACCATCTTGTGCTGGCTGAATCCAGGCGCGGCGAGGATGCGCGGAACAACGCCAAGCACCGAGCGCGCCGTCTCCAGCGCCGCGATGCCGGTGCGCGCGCCGGTCGTGGTGTCCAGGCCGCCAACGACAGCGGCCAGGCGCTCGTTTTGCGTCGTGTCTGGATCGTCGGCCACGTCATCGACGCGGATGACGACGATGATCGGCGAATACCCCTGAGCATGGATCGCACCAATGGCGGAAGGCAGCGTTC